TACGTAGTCGTGGTCGGTGTCGCCGGAAGCGCTGGCGTCGTTGTCGCCGTCGTGGTCCGGATCGTACACATGGTGCGTGTGTGCGTGACTGGAGTTGTCGTAGTGCTCGCTGCCGTCGGCGTGCGCGTGCCGGTGGTTTCCTTCGGTGGAGTGATCGTGGGAGTGCGTCACATGCTGGTGGCCATGCGTCGCGTCGCCGTTGTGCGTGTGAGAGTGGTCGTGGATCCCGTCGTCGTGATCCGTACTGTCGAACGCCGCGTGGTTGTGGCTGTGCGTGCCGGTCATCGGTTCGTGCATGGTCTCATGGCGACCGTGGTACGGGTGGGAGGCCGCGTCCTGGGGCGCGGTCGCCTTGGCCGCCATCTTGTTGACCTTCGGCGGCAGCGCCATGTCGAACTTAGCGACCGCCGACTTCATGGGGATGACCGAGTCGGCCAGGCCCGCGTCCACGGCCTCCTGGCCGGTAAACCAGGATTCCTTGTCCATCTTCTCGAGCCAGTGTTCCGTTGACTGGCCGGTGCGCGCCGCGTAGATGCCGGCAATGTTGGAGGTGTTCCGCTCCAGCTGGTCCGCCATCTCTCGCATACTTCTGGCGTCACCGCAGGCCATGGCGAAAGCGTTGTGCACCATGAACTGGGCGGTCGGCGCGATGTACACGTGGTCGCCCGCCATGGCGATGACCGAGGCGATGGAGGCTGCGATGCCCTCGACGTAGACGTCAACGTCACGAGCGAGGAGCGTGTTGTAGATGGCCACGCCATCGAACACCTCGCCGCCCGGCGAGTTGAGGTGGAGGTCGAACGGACCCTCGATGTCCTCCAGGTCCCGGATGAAGTCGTGAGCCGACTTGCCCAGGAACCCGATCTCGTCGTAGATGTGCACCTGAGCGCGGCTGTCGGCGGTGGCCGCGTTCTTGATGCTGTACCAGTCCTTCTTGACGCTAGCCAGAGCTAGCATCCTGCTCCTGGCGTCGCGCCAGGGATTGCTGCCTTTCACACTAGCTCCCTGATCTTGGAATAGTCACACACCTCTTGGATCCAGCTGGCTACGTTCCTCTCCAGGTCAAACTCGTCGCGGTCCTCCGGGTGACCCAGACGCGGCAGCGCAGCCTTCGGATTGTCGGGCTTGGGGTTCGTCCCGGGCTGGCCGGCCGGATTGGCCGGGCGGGGCACGCGGCCCGGCTGGTTGCCGGAGTCCATGACCGGACCCTTCCAGTTCATCTCGGGCAGGCCGACGACCTCGCAGGCATCGTGCGCATCGAATCCGGCGTCCACGAGCAAGGCGAGCGCCTGGGACTTGGCGGTCAGCTCGTCGTTGGCGTCGTTGGCGCTGGAAGGCCGGGGGTCCTCGTAGTCCATCTCTCGGTCATTGGCCGTGCTGCCGAACATCGGGAGGTAGAACTCGTTGGCTATGGTCTTCAGCCGGTTGAGGCGCGGGATCTCGTGCCAGGCGATGTGCACCTCTTCGGCCGTCTCCGCGTTGGCCCGGTTGACGTCCGTGCTCTGGCCCAGCATGGCCTGGTGTACCCGGTAGGCCTCCCGGATGATGTCCCGACCCAGGGTCCGCAGCTCGTAGAACTGCATGTCCTTGACCGTGTACGTGTTCGGGGTCCAGGTAGCCCCCTGCTCCAGCACACCGACCCGGTGGCCGCGCGCCACGCCCTGGTGCTGCTCTCGCCAGCGCGCCGTAAACTCGTTGAACTCCTCGTCCGTCAGCCGCTTCTCGAAGGTGACGATGCCACCGGGAACCGCCGAGTTCAGGAAGAAGTTGCGAGACCACTGGGCGCTGTACTTGGTAGCATCAATATCCGCGAGCAGGGACTGAACGGCGCTGAGGCCCCGGTACAGATCGCCGGGGTGGGGGTACTTGATCTGGATGACCTCGTCGGTGCTCAGCGGCACCAGCTCCCCGTTCGGCCCGGTATAGATCCAGCCTTCCAGGAAGTTCTTGCGACTGGGTACCGGCTCCATTCGAGCCGGGCTGACCGGCCACATCTCCAGCGGTATACCCTTGCCGGTCGGCCCCCGGTTGATCACCCAGTACCACTCGCCGACCAGCTCCATGTGCTGCCAGCCGATCTCGCGGAAGTGCTCGCCCGTCATGAACGGGTTGGGCCGCTTCCAGAGCTTCAGCGCCTGGTGCCGCATGACCTCCATGCGCTGGTCGGAGCCCTTGTCCGTCCTAGCGTAGCGGACGCGGCCGTCCCGGTCGGTCCGGTACATCTTCCAGCCGCCGTACGCCTGGCTCCCGGTCGAGAGCAGCTGGACGATGGCGAACAGGGTGCTCTGGCCGTTCACGGCCTGAAGCTGGGTGTTCCGATCCTGGATGCCGGTGCCGTACAGCCCATTGCCCGTACCACTCCAACGATCGGCGAATGGAACCGGACTGTTCGCAGCAAGGTTGCGAATAGTCTTGCCCAGCTCGCCAAGCGCGGAAGTTCTAGGCACGCTTGCTCACCCTCCACTCGATGGCCAGGAACGTCGCGGCCGAGACGATCAGGCCGGCGAACGTTGAGTGGTCGAATCCAGCCGCGTCGGCGCATCCCGCCGCCGCAAAGAAGTAGCCGTGTTCCTGGATGTGGCTCAGGGCCACCGAGGCTGGCCGCCGGAGGGCCGCACCTACAGCGGCCAGCCTACCGCTCGCACGGGGACGGAGCGCATTGCCCCAGCGCGAGTTACTGGAAGGGGATTGGAGAGCGTGGAGGGCCATCAGCGATCACCTAGAATCTGTACGCCCTTGTCAACAAGTTCTTGTAGTTCCGCCCTGGTGAGGGTAATGGCGGTCTTCCGGCCACCCTCCCGCTCGTCGTACCAGCCGATGGTGTAGCCGGCCGTGCCGTCCGGGGTCCGCGCGCCGAACGCAATCTCAACGTGGTCGTAGACGCGCTTCTTCCTCCAGAGACCGTAGGCGATCTCATTCGCGAGCAGGACGGCGATGTCGGGGTACTTGGCAACGTTCGGGTGCATGTGGGCCATGCTCTCCCGGACCTCGCGCAGGTAATCCTGGAACGTTTCGCTGGGGACGTTCATTACATCCCCTCCCCGTCGGGACGGAACACCAGGATGTCCCCGGCTTCCGGAACGACCAGGACCTTCACGCCGGGGAGGAATTCCCTGATGTAGTCCATCATCTCGTGGTGCTCGTCCATGGTGACGCGCCGTCTCATAGCGATGACTAGCGTGTCGCGCGGCCGGATCACCGTCGTCTTGACCTCGTCAGCCAGCCGAACGCCGAGTGCCTCCAGCTCTTCGTTCCGCTCCATCACACGCTCCTGAACAGTGCTCGGATGCCAAAGTCACGCTCGGCCACCACATAGCGCATGGCGTCACAGCCGTGGTCATCTTCCTTCTTGGGTTCGTCTTTCTCTGTATCAGTGGCCTGTCCGGCCTTCTTCTTGCGATCCCAGACGTAGCCGGGTATCTCTTCCACGAGGCAGGTCGGCTTGCTGGATTCCTCGAGTTCCGGGTCCTTCTCAACCAGCGTGTCCCGGAGGAAGTAGATTCGCCGCCTACCGTCCCCCGCGTCCCGGAGCCTGACCTGAACGGCTTGAATCCCCTCGCTGACGCTCTTATGAGCCGCCGAGGTACTAAGGCCGGTCTCTCGCTCGAGAACTACACGCCCCTCAGCGTCGTGATCGCAGGTGATGACAGTTGGCTTAGGCTCAAGCCAGCGACCATCAGGTGCAACGGCGTGTAGTATGGTCTTAGCGTGCTGGTCCACGGTACGCCGGGTGTGATAAATCTCTCGATAGAGGTATAGACGCCCATCACGGTCTTCCGCCCACCACTGGCACGTGAATGGATTGGTGAAACCAAAATCCACGGCCCAGTACCGTCGCCAGGAAATAGGAATGCCGGCATGGTCGAGGGCCTCGCCCTTTCGCCACGCCTCCGGAATGCCCGAAAGAAGATGGTCCGCAGTGAAGTCCTCATAGATCACACCCTCCGCCGCAACCCAGTTGCCCAGGCGCAGTCGCTGGTACCGGACGCCGGTCAGCCGGTCCAGCTTGGACAGGTAGGCCGCGCCGCGCTCCGTCATCTCGTCGCCCGTGAACAGGATGGGGTTGTCCTCGTGCGTCGAGTGGAACATGACCGTCTGGCCGCTGTCGCAGCGCGCCTTCAGCCAGTGGGTCGGGTAGGACGGGTTGCAGTCCGCTAGCAGCTGCTGGAAGCTCACCTGCCAGTTACGAAGTCGGGTGGTGATGCTTTCCCAGTCGTTCTCGGTCAGGTCCGTCGCTTCCTGGACATACACCAGGTCGTACTCCGAGGACATGATCTTCTCGATCTTGTCCAACCCGCCAATAACAACCGTCGAGCCGTTCCGATAGCGGTAGCTGGCCGGCTCCTGGGCTGAACCACCATAGTAGTGCACATCCCCGGACACTATCGCCTCGGCTACAACAAACTTCCGCCAGGTTACGAGCGCCGTGCTGCTCAGGCTGGTCGCTGTCTTGCGGCATATAAGGCCCCGCATTCCCGGATTAAGCAAGCACATCAGGTGGAGCTTCTCCAGGCAGGCCCGGCTCTTGCCGGTACCGGCCGGTCCAGCGATCAGGACCTCGGGCTCGCGGCAGTACATGATCTGCTTGCAAGCACCCTTGGGCGCGAACTTGTGCTCAACCTTTGGCATGGGCGGCGTCACCCGCCCGACGAACCATCAGACGGTCGCTGTGTACACAGATCTGCTCGGTCTCGCAGACGAACCCGTCCGGCGTACCCTCCAGAAGGCAGATGCCCTCCCGCGAGCAGGAGGCATCGCCCTTGTCCTCGATGGGGAGTTCCCGCGCTACTGTCATACGAGCGTCCCCGCCGATCTTGACATAACGGCAGCAACGTAGGCGTCGGTGTCGGCAGCAAGACGGCGGAGAACGCGGAGGCGTACCGGCTCCAGAATACCCTCGGCGTGCATGGCTCGGGCGATCGCCTCGGCGAGCGGGCCGGTGATCGGCTCGTCGGCCACGCTAATGGCCGTACTGGCCGCCTGAGCCTCCCTCCGGGCGAGGTAGGCCGGCGCGCACCGGGGACAGTGCTGGGCTAGCAGTTCGTCACCGGAGACCGTCCGGGACCACAGGCTCCAGTGTCCCTGGCAGAAGTGCGTGTCGCGCCCCTCCACCTTGCAGAACACGTGAACGACGGCCGGAGACTTGCACCCATCGCTGTTCCGGTAGTAGCAGATGCCGCTGGTGTCCTGAACGTCCATAACGACACCGCCACATCTTCTGTCTTGAGCGGGAGCTGGTAGCCCTGCCTGAGTTTCGAGACGAGCTTGTCGTCAACCTCGTAGCCATCCTCAAGACGGAGGAGGACTTCGATCTGCGACTTCCTCGTCATGTCGAGGCCAAGTCCATCGACCGCCTCGTACGACCACTTGACGTTCACAGCGTCACCTTCTTCACGGTGACGTGGGTGCTCAGGTACCCGATGATCGTCGGCACCAGCGTCCACATGGCCGCGCTTACCGGCAGCGGCATCTGGTTGTGGAAGGCGTAGTTCTGGATACACCAGATGACCAGCCCGGTCGCGGCGAGAATAGGCGCGGTGCCCTGCCGGGCCTCGCCAGCCGACTTGGCGACGGCCAGATGCCACTTCTCGTTGTTCTCCGGTGTCGCTGGCGCAGGGGTGGTCATCGCAGCGCCTCCGAGATCTCGCCCGCGTCGATGACGTAGTGGACGATGTTCGGGTCGTCGGGCGAGCCGGACCCGGCCGCCGCGCCGCGCGGGCTGAGCTCTTCAGCCACCGAGCGGAGGATGTCCATCTTGGACTTCAGGATGCCCCGGTGACGCCGGGATCCGAGGTTGGTGCCGTCGTTGTCGGTCGGGCGGTAGGTACCGGACCGCATCGAATCGAGGACGGTGTTCAGCTCGTCGAAGTCCGCCTGGAGCTCAGCGATCCGATTCTGCTTCTTCGTGATCCAGAGCCCGGCCGCCTCGACGGCAAGCTGGCCCGCCAGCGCCGAGCGAACCTCGGCAATGTCGTTGGCGTACTTCTCTGCGAAGTCTGTGATGTCCTTGTGGTCAACGCCCAGCCGCTTGGCGATGCTCGCGGTTGACCACTCTCCCATAGCGAGGTCGCGGATCAGCTCAAGCCGTAGCCGGCCCCGTCCCAGCTCCGTTACCGGGGTAGCTCCAACGGACGTTTTTGAGGCCGCCCGCACCTGTGCGGGGGCCTGCGAAGAGGTCGGAGCCCGACGGGGGACGCGACTTGCCATGAGACAAATATAGGCTACCCGAGCATTTTTCGCTAATGCGCAGGTAGCCTATATATTTAGCTTCTGTTTTTGCGTCGTCGCCTCAAGGCCCTGCCCCGGCGATCTGCCCAGCCCCCACGGAGGGCAGCTCAAGCCAGGGCAGGACGTTCAGGCGGCGACTAGTCCGGGATCTTCACGTGGTTCCTGGACTGCCACACAGAGAACTCTCTCATCTGAGCCTCCACCCCGGCGATGTGCTCCTCGTCGCAGCCGGCATCCCGCGCCAGCCGGAGGTAGGCGTTGATCGTCAGGACGGACAGCATGTCCTGCGCCCGGAGAATGAAGACCGGCTCTTCCGCGCGGATCTCCTCGAGCGCATCACCTGGCCGTATGTACCCGTACTTCCCGGTCTGTGCCATTACGGGTGCCCCGTCCGGGAGAAGTTGCTTCCCTCCTGTGACTTGCAGTAGTCGGCCCACTCGGGGATCTCCCGCCACGCCCCTGCGCCGGTCCGGGTGGTCAGTGCGAACCCGACCCCACCGATGCACTCACGAACGATGTTCGGCATCCCATCGAGGTCCATGTAGGCCTGGGCGGAATCCGGGTAGAGAATAGGGACGTTCTGTAGGTCGTCAAACTGAGGCGTCCCGCTGCTCGCGCCGCAAGAGACTATGAGCGCGGTCGTGGCGATCGCGCCGGAGATGGCCGCAACGATGGTGTTACCGCGATCCCATTTCATTAATGCTCCTAGTGGGTAAGGCTGTTGGTGATTTCCGTCCCTATCGCCGCGAACACGAAAATGGCGGCGATAACGACTGCTATGAGTACGACCAGCAGATTGCGAATCGTACAGAGAACCTTGTGGATCTGCTCTTGGGTGTGGGGGTCGGACTGATGGATTATCACGGGAGCGGGAGTGGGGTGGGTCGGCCGCTTCGGCTCGGTCTGCGTGTGACGGATTCCGCTCTGTCCGTACCGGACGCCCTCCTGGTCTCGCCAGTTGGGAGGGACAGTCGGACGCTGGTACGGGTAAGGGTTCTGGCCCTGGGCCATTTGTCCTCCGACTCCACCGATCGCTTCTGTGTCCGCGTAGTCCCGGTTGTTCATTCCCGTCCTCTGTGTAAAGCCCCGCCCAGGGTCTCGGCGTCACCCGCAGCGGATCGGCCGGTGTCGCAGCCCTGGGCGGGGCGGTCTTCTGGTGGTCCTGTGTTGCTGTGTTGCTGTTAGGCAGCCGGGGTGAAGACGTCCACGTACGCGACGTGCGCGCCGGGGATCGGCTTGCTGTTGCCCGGCCCGTAGCTGCCGGTGGCGGGCACGATCCGCAGGGCGTAGGTGTGGCCCTTGGTCAGGCCGCGCAGGTAGCCCTGGTTGTAGCTGTTGCCGGAGTGGTCACACGTGAACCCGATGTGGCTGGTGCCGGGGTTGGTGGGGTTGTTCGGGTCCCACGCGCCAAAGCCGTACCCGGAAATCCAGACCTGCTCACACTTGCTGGTGTTGTCGGGCCAGCCCAGCAGGCTTTCCTTCCAGGCGACAACCCCGCCGGTGTAGCTCACCGCGACCACGTGCCCGCCGTACACGTACGGCACGGGGCAGAGCTTCCCGGTGATGTTCCCGTCGGCGGCCAAGTTACCGTCGCCGTTCTGGGAGCTGTCATCCCACTTCTCGCCGCACACGGTCCGGTAGATCCAGTCGTACTTACCGCCCTGGACGGTCACGCCGGTCTTGCTGGCGAACGCCTGCGACGCCCAGTCACCCGTGGAAACGAAGCCCGAACCCGTGGTGGAGAAGTTGTCGTCCTCCGTCGTCGGGACCACGCCGGTCAGGGTGTCGTCCGCCGGAGCGAACACGGTCAGGTTGTAGGTGCCGTTGACCGACCCCTTCACCGAGTGCGCGATCTTCAGACCGACAGTGGACTGGTTCGGCGTCAGCGCGCCCAGGACGGTGGTGAAGCTGCCCGCGTCCGTGATCGTCACGTTGTAGGCCAGGTCACCGGATGGCGTCGACTTGGGCTGCGGCGCGGCCAGCGTGACCAGCAGCGTGCGCTTCATGTTCAGGAAGGACCAGAAGCCGCCGTGCCCGTTGTCGGGCCGGTTGCTGATCTGCGTGACGCCACCGTTGGAGGTGGGGGTGGTGGCCGCCTGCGCGGCCCCTGTACTAAAGAACAGCGCGGCGGCAGCGGCAAGGACGGTCAGGAACGCCAGGTAGCGCATCCTGTTCCGCCGGGCCGGAGCCTGGATAGAACTGGGGGACATTATGCCTCCTCTTTGGCCGGGTGGATTCCCGACGAAACGTACCTTACCCTAGGATCGGGGCGGGCGCGGGGTTTTCGGCGAATAATTTATACTGCTATTTGGGATCGCGTGGCTTCCGAGCCGCTGAGATTCCGCGCGACAGCATGGCCACGCAGAACGTTCCGAAACAGACGATGAATGCGATGACGAATACCCACTGGTACGGTGTCATGACCCCTCCTCTTCTTTCTTCTGCTCTTCGTCCCTCTGGAAGAACGCCACGCCGGCATCCCCGGCCTGGGCCCGTAGGTGCTCGAGCAGCCCCTGGATCTGGCTGGCATCGACCGGGATGGCATGGAAGTGGCGACCGCCATGGGCCTCCGCCGCGCGGCGGTTCTCCTCGGCCTGGAAGTGTTCGGGGCTGCCGATCATGCCGATGTGCTCCGCCAGTCGGGCGCTGTCCTTCCAGACATCCTCCGTGACCGTGATCGTCATGTGCACGTTCTTCTCCTCGCCCAGGCCCGGCACCGCGAATACCAGGGCGACGTCCCCGTTGCCCAGCTGGCACATGGACTGCGGCTCCAGCGGGTGCTTGTTCATGTGGGGCCGGGCATCGACGGCGATGTCGAGCGGGTCCGCACCCGGCTCGTACTTCTGCTCGTAATCGCCGCAGGTACACTTGGCAGCCAGGATGGATCGCCGGATCATCGCGTGCTCTGGCTGCTCACCGCCGAGCGTCTCCCAGTCGACGACGATGTTGATACTGTGCCTCCACGGCTTAGGCATTTCCTCCACTGTTTACCCTCCTGTTGTGAGTAATTACACTGATATACGTGACCGCCATCCCGTACGCCCATACCGTCGCGAGCAGGGCATAACCCGCTGCACCGCCCGCCAGGCCGGAAAGGAAGAAGAGGGCGACGATCCGGAAGGCGCTGCCATACTCCCGCACCGCCACGCAGCCCACGCCCGGCAGGGCCGCAGACACAAGGAGCGCCCGGTACAGGTCAACGTTCTGGTCGTAGGGGCACTTACGACGGGGTCGACGGGGCCGGCGCGGGTGCTGCCTCAACGTGGATCTCCTCCCCCTGGTATTTCTCGCCCCTGGCCAGCCCGCAGGCGAGGCAAAGGTCGGATGCTGATCCGAACAGCTCGCGCATCTCCTGGTAGAACACGTCGTCCTCGTTGTTCAGCGGCTTGACGTACTCGTGCGGCAGGAACGACATTTCCGCGGCCATCTGGCCAAAGCCGCGAGCGAGGCGGACACGCATGGCTGTACGCCCGGTTCCACCACAGTTCTTGCAGGGGTTGACCACCTCGTCGATGGAACGGGCGGCGTGCAACATGTCGCCGGAGATAGAGGTGTCCGTGTCCCCGAAGCCGAGGCATTCCTCGCAGAGCCCCAGAACCTTACAGTGACCCCGGCCAAGACCGTGAACATGCTCCTCCGCATACATCTGGGGAAGATGCTGCCCCATCAGACAGACATCGACCCAGATCCGGTCGGATCGATAGTCCATACCGAGTATCCGCGCGCCAAAGGGGACGCCCGGCGCGGAGACGACCCAGCAGGGGCTGTTTTCCGTGTTCTTGGTGTTTCGGTTCGTGTTTGCGTTCACGGCTCCACATCTCCGTAGTGGCTCTCGGCGGGGTCTTCGGCGTCGTCGTGTTCCGGGCTGATGTTGGGGATGACGATGGGGCGCATGTTGTTCCTGTGTAGCGTTCCGGCCGGGATGGTGGCGTCTGGGAGCGCCTCAATCGCGGCTTCCGCATCATCATCATACATCCGACCGTGCAGCGGGCTGGTGATCGTCATCTGCTCTGGTTCGATCATCTGCTCAGGTCCCTGCTCCGAGCGGTAGAACTTCGGCTGTAGCTGGGGCTTCGGGGTGATCAGGGTGAGACCGCCCGGCAGGGGTATGACTCCCGGCAGGAGAAAGACGTCGGGGCGGTTCATACGGGCTCCAACGCCGTCGGGGATGGGCCTGGTGTCTATCTCGAGGACGCTGTGCTGCCAGGGCGGATCAAGGTCGCTCACGTTCTGGACGCCGGTCACCTCAGCCCAGATAACCTGCGTTTCTGTGGTTATACGAGCAAAAACAGGTCCGTTACCATCGACTAGCGCCTCGATAGCCTCGAGTAGCGCCATTTTGTCCATTGAATCCCCTCTCGTCACCCGAATTATACCCTACGGCGGGGTATTTACCTAATAAGCTGGTCAAACGCGTCCCAGTTTCCGCTCGCGGAAGATCTCCTCCAGAATCCAGCGCGCGGAGTCGGCGTCTTGCTCTGAAATCGACTCTAGCAGACCCTGGACCAGAAGGTCTCTAGGAGTTCTCCTCTCCTTCCAGACCCTCTTCTGTGTATTACTAATCTTCTTCCTTGACTCCTCGGACATCTTGTAACCGACTGGCCTTCCCATGGCTATCCTCCATTTAATCGTATTTGGAATTTCTGTTTGCAGTTTTTGGGATTTCACGCTTGTGTTTGCAGTTTTTGGTATTTTGCGATCGTTTGTGAGAAAAACCATGATTCACGCAGACGCCGGCGATTCTTCGGGACTGAGTCCCGTTAACTACTAGTATACCCTAGCCGACCCCGCCGGCGCTAGGGTTTTTAACTATAACTTTACGTTACGAACCGCTACGGTAGGTAGGTACTACTAAGGTACTACCTAACGTAGCCGGAGGTAGCGTAAAGTAGTTGCTATTTTTTAGCCGTAACCCTTTACTTTACCCGCCCCTAGCGGTTATAGTTAGGTATAACTTAAAAAGGGGTAAGGGTAGGGCCTAGGGCGCGCGGTACGCGCGCCGGCCCGCGCGGGGTACGCGTAGCGGATCCGGCCCTTACCGGCTAGGGTAGCCGTCCGAGCCCCCGGTGCGTAAGCGCCCGTGTAGTAGCGGGTAGTTTGCTTAAGGGTACGATCGGGTAATAGGACTCCTCCTACGAAAGTAGAGCGACGTCTACCTACCGAATAATGACGCCCGTACCGACGGGCCGGAGTGTCTATAACGGCCGGGAGAGGACCCGGTGGCTAGATAGACTAATGCCGGGGGACGCGTAGACCGACGACTACGACCCAACCTTTTGATACCCTGAAGTCTCCCGGGCGCTAGGCAACCCGCCTAGCGCTCAGGTCCCCTCAGGGGAGAAACCTACCGTAGGAGTAACTAATGGCAACTCAGTCCCTCGCCGCGCTCCGGTCCGCCTTCGAGCTGGCCAACCGCGACCCCAAGGCGTTCGCCGCCCGGTACCCCGGTAAGGCTGCGCCGGCTGCCAAGCCGCGCACGGCCGTGGACTACCGGCGGGACGTCGACGCGGCGATCATCGCCAAGGCGGGCGAGCTGGTCTCCGACCTGGTCCCGGAGGAAATGCGGGACGAGGTCGCGCGCCTGATCGCCAACCAACTTCACCACCTGAGCAACCCGACCCTGGGCTGGCCGTCCGACGTCCTGCCCACCCCGGACCGCTCCGACTGGCGCTAGTGCGTAGGCTGGTGCTGGGCCGTTACCAAACCGTTACTGGTAACGTCCTAGCGCCGGCCGGCCCGCTAGGGTACAATTATAGTAGGCAAAATAAGGAGGACGGAAAATGGCTAAAGGTCCCAGTCCGCTAAGGGCGAAAATGGCGGCCTACCGGGCGCGACCGTATACCGACGCCCAGCGGATGAACTACCAGTCGTGCCCGTGCGACCCCCGGTTCCTGCCGTCTCAGGCTCGGCTGGACGCCGAGGCGGAGTTCCGGCTGACGGGTGGGTTTAAGGTCCGGGGCAATACCTGCCCGGTCTGCTACCAGGCCCGGTCCGTGAACGGTAGCTGCGGATGCGCGTAGCCGCGCGGTAGGCTGGTACCGGGGTTATGCCCCGGTGCCGGCCGGCCGAACCGGCCACCTCAGCCCGAGAGAGGAAGCAACATGAGCAAGGTGATCCGCGTGACCCAGGGCGTCGGGAGCAACCCGAAGCTGTGGGGTACGCTGCGGGAAGGCCGGTACGAGCGCCAGGTGATGGAGCTTGACCTGCCGACCGCAACGACCGGCGTGACCGGCATCCTCTGGGGTCCGCGCGCGGTGGTCGGTGGCTGTATGGGGTGGGCCAGCCCCTACGGCGCGCTGGGCCTGACCGCCCGCAAGCCCTACCCGTCCGTGGACGCGGTGGTTGCGGAGATGGCCGCGCTGTGGCCGGACGCCGCAATCGTGCGCGCGGACGCCGAGCCCTACCGCTGATCTGTCCGGTAGGCTGGTACCTAGGCTGCGCCTAGGTGCCGGCCGGCCGACCAGGCCACCCGAGAAGGAGTAGCGATGCAACGTATCACCACCCCCGTCACCACGGAGCAGGCCGTCCAGCTGGTGCTGGCCATCCCCGGTGACAAGGTCACCGACCCGGCGCTGGCGCGCAACGTGCTGGGCGCGCTGCGGACCGGTGCGCGCGGCCGTCGCATGCTGGCGGTGGGCCCGCTGGGCAGCGGCAAGCTGACGTCCAAGGGCGACGTGTTCTTCTGGACCCGCAACCCGGACTGCGTCCACGCCTCGCTGCGCGGCATCGACGCCGCCACCCGGTAGTCCTGCGTGGTAGGCTGGTAGCCAGGCATCCCCTGGCTGCCGGCCGGCCGACCAGGCCAGTACCCGAGAAGGAGCAACATGGACACTAACAGCAAGGCGGCCGTCCAGCAGTGGCTGCTGGGCTACGCCTGGGCCGAGGAGACGCCGGAGCAGAAGGCGGCCGTGGTGGACTGCATCATGGCGCAGGACGACTGGCGCCTCATCGACGCGCGGGCGGACCAGTTCGCCGGCGCGCAGTTTGAGCCCGGCCCAGCGGCCTTCGACGAGGGCCAGCAGTTCGCGCTGAGCGGCCTGTACGAGTGCCACACCGGCCCGCACAAGTCCACCTGCCCAAGCTACAAGTGGGAGTGCGACCACCCCGGCGTGTTCGCGCGCGGCCCGGTGCCCGGCACCGAGCACTGCAACACCTGCAACACCGACGTGCCGAGGGAGAAGCTGTGATCATGCTCGATGACCTGCTGGAGGCGGCCCGGGAGTGGCTGTTCGACTGCGGCCTGCTGCAGCCGAACGACTCCGACCTGCTGGTCGCCCACCTGGTGCATGAACGGTTCGACGCGGGCTGGCCCGGCTTCCTGCGGGCCGAGCCCAAGTGCACCGAGGACGACCTGGCGGTGGCCTGGCTGCTCATGGTGCGGCGGTTCGGCCTGGAGACCGCGCACCTGTTCTTCCCGCAGCCCGATCCCACTCCATCCGGCGACCCCCTGCCCATCCTTGGCTAGCAGCCCGGTAGGCTGGTATCCAGGCCCTGTTCCTGGATGCCGGCCGGCCAGTCCGGCCAGCAGAGGAGGCAATTCCATGACCAATCAGCCGTTCGACCAGCAACTGGCGAACACCATCGGCGAGCCGTACGGGCACGCCACCCCGCAGATCGACAGCGACGTGTCTATCCAGCGGGACGAGAGCCGGGAAGACTGCTACCTGGTGACACCCGCGAGCGGGCGGGCGGTGAGCGTCAGCGCTACACTGCTCAGCGTTCTTGCGGAAGCGGTCGACGTGCAGGGCGAACTTAACATTCTGGACGCCCTGCAGGGCCTGAAAGACGCAGAACCGGACTGGGTCGCCCAGCTGGAACGGCGTGTGCAGTAGCATAAGACGCGTGCAGAGGGCCCGGAATCGCAAGTTTCGGGCCTTTTGCCGTGCAATTGGCCATTTTGGACACCACTACAACCTTAAAGTCCCGGTTTAGAGTACGACGCAGAGACCGATTTCCGCTAGTCCAGTGCAGCCACGCTGCGCCCCATTTTGCACAGCAATATTGGGAAAACTGGCGGAAAAAGTGCCAATTTACTGTAGAAAATCGCGTTTAGGTTTAGGGTACGGGGGTAAGGGGCCGTGCCTTACTTCTAGTACCCTAAACCCCTTACCCCTTACATAACAGTATAGTAAGTATATAGGTTTAGTAGGAAATCAAGGTAAAGGGCACTGCAGCCCCACCTTCCAGCTCCTACGCCCCTCCTCTTCCACTAGCAGAACCACCCTCTCCACCCCTGCCTGCACAGGGGGTTTAGGTACCTCCCCCTCTACCCTTAAAACGTGGCACTGACCTGGGGAAACGGGGTTAGAGGTTTAGAACCGTAAGTTAGGTACGGCCCTAACCCAAAAACTAACGCTTAGTAACCGCCATCCCCAGAAAAGATTACGGAAAGTAATCCCAAAGATTTCCTGGTGATAGTAGCCATACGCGCGTAAACCGCGTATACTGATATCACTGGGAAAAACCACCGGGGCGACCGGCCCCGGTACCCGAGAAGGAGGCCAACAATGGCAACCAGCAGCACCCCGGCGCGCGCAGCGACCAAGCCCGCAATCAAGCCAGAGAGCGGGCCGCGCAAGCCGGACAAGCCGGCAACCCTCAAGACGCCGGTGGACGTCCTGGCCCTGCTGATGAACGGGGGCCAGTACGACTGGGTCGTTCACCTCAAGGGATGCAAGTCCTACAAGGCGCAGAAGGCCAAGAGTGCCTACGCTGGGCTGGAGGAGGACTACGAGATCCCGCAGGTGATCAACCAGCGCGACGTCATCATGGACGCCTGGGGCGACCAGATCGCGGAGTCGTACGCGGCGGACGACAAGGTCGGCGACGACTACGCGGAGGCCAGCTGGGCCTGGCTCAGCAAGAACGGCTACGTCACCTCGGTCAGCTTCCACGGCTGCCTGGAGGGGCTCCCGCAGTCCAGCAAGGCGGCGGCCAAGGCCGCGAACGCGGAGAACGTCAAGAAGGCGACCAAGCAGGAGCTGGCCACCCGCGTGGCGCTCAAGGCGGCCGAGCTTCTGGACGGCGTGTTCGCTGTGGACGAGAACGAGGCCGACGCGAGCACCGACCCCGCCTTCGCCACCGCGCTGCTCGCGGCGTTCGGAACCGAGGACGCGGCCCGGCAGTGTGTCGCCCAGTGGATGCACGGGATGCCCGTGGACCGGGACCGGTGGTACCGGGCCGGGCTGCCGATCCCGCAGCGCAGCGACTGGTCCGACTACCAGCCCCCGGCGGACGTCCCCGCCACCGAAGAGTAGCACCGCGTAGCCCGAGCCCCAGCCGCCCCCTCGGAGCGTCTGGGGCTGAGGGCTAGCGGAACTACCGCTACAGAGAAACACAGCAGAACAACAAGGAGGCGCAAGTGCATCTGAGAGATGTCGAGTGGGCCGTGACGGAGCAGTCGCTCGTAACGCCCGTGGATCGTGACCTGGCCGGTGGTGTGACCGTGCTGGTGCAGCAACTCGGAGCGCTGACCCAGCAGATGCCCCCGACCGCCCCGGCGTTCGTGCTCGCAGAGAGCGACGAGGGGGTCACGATAAACGGGGTGTACGTGGACCTGGGCGAGCAGACCCAGAGCTTCCGCAACATCATGGACGAGGCGGCCGCAGTGGCCGCCATCGGCCAGACCTACCTGTCCGACCCCGAGGCCGCGCCCTGGGAGCACGGCAGCGTGCCCCTGAGGGAAGAGGAGAGCGACAATGGCGCGTGACTACACCAGCTACGAACCGCCCGTGAGCGACGAGCCCGGCCTGGAGGCACGCCTGAACACGCACGGGCGCGGCTACACCACGGCCGGGCAGGTGGCCGAGGAGCTGAAGCGGGCGGAGCTGTTCGTCGAGATCGCCGACGCGGGTGAGACCTACGTCGGCAGCGGCGACGCGGCCACCTTCAAGTTCGACATGGATGACGATGGCTTCGAGTTCATCGTGACCGTCATCCGGGTGCTCAAGGACCACGGGTGACCGAGGCGCAGGTGTACGCGGCGATCGCCGAGGAGCTAAGTGCGCCCGGAGCGAAGCTCACGGACCTGGACGAGGAAATGGTGGCCGTTGCCCACCACTACGCGAAGCGGACTCACAAGAAGTGGCCGCCACGGCCGCAGACCAGCGGCTGGCAGGTGACCGTACAAACATACAGGGAGGACGGATGAAGTATCGCACGATGACCGTCAGCGGCATGTACGGCAGCGACATCGAGGCCGACAGTGACGAGGAGGCCGTGCGCATAGCCCAAGGCCCCGGCCACTACGAGACCGTGCTCGATATCACGGAGCACAACAAAGAGATGGTGCTGGTGGTGGCGGAATGACAAGGCTACAGATCGCCACCGAGATCCTGCGCCCCATGAGCCCGATGGATCGCATGTTCACGGCCCAGCCGACGCGCGGGCCGCAGCGGTACAAGCAGACCTGGACCCTGGAGGAGTACGCCGAGGTCCTGGCCAGGTCAAAGAGCAAGGGACGGCTGCTAGACCAGCTGGCCTACCTGAAGACCAACCGCATGTGCGGCCACCGACCGGAATAGCCGGCCGAGGGTTCGGTTGCTGGTTACCTAACCGTTACCAGCAACCCCTACCCTTTACCGCCTGGATAGGGTATAATTGCAGTATAGGGGGTAAGGCCCCCGCCGGAGGAGGCAGGATGGGAATACAGAAGTATACGGTGTCGGTCGAGTTCGCAGTCGAGACCCCGGACGGGGTGGACCCGAACACGGCGGTCAGCGCCGTAGAGGAGCTGTGCGACAAGTTCTCGTACCAGCTCTCCAGGATTGGCCCAGACGGCTTCCGCAGCGTCTACGGGCCGATCGTCCGCACCGACGCGGTGCTCAGCACCCGCAGGATACCGGAGGCCACAGTGGCAACGGAAGAAGAGATCGAGCACGAGATGGACGACATCGTCCCGCTCGCGGTGATCAAGGAGGCGATTCGGCAGTTCCTGAAGGAGCCGACGGTCCAGGTCACGATGTACGAACCGATCGATGCGGTTGAGACCGGGGTCTGGGTGGCCAATCACCACGCCGGCACCTGGTACCTGGACGGGTACAAGCCGGACGGCTCGCCCAACATCGAGATCGGCAACCTCAACAGCCGCTGCGCTGACGAGGACTAGAGGAGCGCTCTTATGCTCGGCGTAATCCACGCACCTCTGGTCCCAGCGATCAATGGGTTGATCTTCGACCCGCTGGAGCTGATGCTCGACCCGGCGCACCCGGCCATCCCCGGCGCACCCAGCGGCGACTATACGCTTACCGCCACTGAGGATATCGAGCGGACCCCAGAGGGCGATGCCCAGGTCTACGTCCTGACCGCCATCGATGACCTGCCGAACACCAACGACGACTAGCCAACCGACGGGCTGGCACCCAGACCGCAGCGTCTGGGTACCGGCCGGCCAGCTGGCCAGACACCCGAGTGCCCGAGGAGGGCCTATGCTAACGATCTACGAGGTAGCCATCCTGTGCTACCTCCGCGCCTACCAGTTCCTCGTGAGCCTGTTCGGCGTGCTGTGATGGCTGAGTACTTCGCCAGCCTGAACGATATCCGGTGGGCGTTTGAGGAGCCGGTCTGGGTGACGATGATCTCCCATGACCCCAACGCGGTCATCACCACGGTAATGGTCACCCGGTACATCTCCCCCCGGCTGCCGGTCAAGCCCACGGACGTGAGCTTCACCGCTACGTTCATGGACACGGGCGACGTGCTGATTAACGGGCAGCGCGTCCACCCCGGCATGGAGGAGTCCATCGAGCTGCTGTGCTCCCTGGCCGACGCCGTATCCATCAACATCCCCATCGATCCGGGCGAGTACCGCAGCGCCCACGCCCACTACCCACGCTACTAGCACCCGAGGAGCAAGATGACCCCCGAGACCACCCTGCTCGCGCCGGCCCCCGAGCTCCGCCACCCGCTGGCGGGGCACCACTCCGGTCGGCCGCGCGGCAACATCTACCACGGCTACTTCGGTGGCTATCACTGGATGCGCATGCCGCGCGCTTCCCTCACGGCCGTGTATCGGAACACCGGCACCGGACCGCATGACCTGCACGTGGGCATTGCGATCAGCGGCCACTTCCACCGCAAGACGCTGACCCGCTAGGCCGGCGCTTCGGGTACCCGGAGTGATCCGGGTACCCCCTAGCGCTTACCTGCGCTACCGAAACCGAAGTGCCCTAGGAGGGGCCGATGAAGATAAGACACCGCCGGCGCTGGCTCGTGATGCGCAAGGCGCGAGCGAGCCACCTCAGCTACGAGTGGCACAACTACAAGGGCGTGCGATACATCAACGTGGGTATCGCCTGCCCTAAGCACCACCACTGGTGGTCGACCAGCGTCTGGTTCTACACCAGCCTCCGGCCGCACCGCTGGTCGCTGCTCGGCCGCTTCCCCAGCTACGTCCGTCGCTACACCTTTAAGCGGCTTGACTACAAGCCGTTCGAATTCGGGCGAGGCAAGTGACCAGCGAGGAGCGGGCCATCGCAGCCGCCCGGCTGGCTTGGCTCAAGAACCCGGTGGACATCCGGTATCCCGGCGAGCTGGTCGAGCTGGGCGTGCGCGTGGTGGACGCCATCGAGATGGAGCGGGTCCGAGGACAGCAGATCCGAGAGGAGCTACGGAACAATGCCAGATGAGTTCAAGGACCCCACCGACGACGCCATGGCCGACCTGTACGAGTCCATGGTGGCCGTGGAGCAGCAGTGGTCGGGGATCAGGGACTTCATGAACGCCTTCACGGACCGGGAGGACTTCAGCGACGCGGGCTTCCTCCGGGAGGCGCGGGACCTGGTGCCCGGCCTGATCGGCAACATCGCCCGCATGATGCACGCGATTAACGAAGTCATCACGGACGCCGACAGCATGCCGAACAAACCATGTCCGGTGAGCGTCCAGTTCCCCAACCACCTCCCCGGCCTGCTGCACGGCTGCACGTGCCCGCTCCCACCGGAGGACAACCCGAGCAAGAACTACTAGGTAAACGCCAGCGCCTAACCCCTAGCCTACCCGCTAGGGGTAGGCTATAATTGGTACATAACGCGCGCTAGCGCTTAGGCCGGCGCTAGGACTACCACCCCCAGGTCCTAGCGCCTCCCTACCCGCTAGGGTAGCAGAGAAGGAGGACGGAATGCCAGGATACACTGGAAGGATCGAGGGCGAGACCGGGATCACCGAGCAGGAGGCCATGCTAATGCTCCAGCGTGCGGTGGGCATCGCCAGCCGCGTGGCTCTCGGTGACGGGCTGGACACCTACAGCATCGCTCAAGTGCTGAGGGACGAGGCGCACGCCATCGAGTGCCCCGGCGACGTTGCGGAGGACATGAGCCCCATCAAGTTCCACATGTGCTAGCAGCCATGACTGGCTGTAGCGAGTGCACGAGCGAGGAACCGCACGAGCCGGAGGAGTGCCCGGCGGCGGAGTGGTTCAGCAGCGGACCGACGGGTGGAGCCTGCGAGTATGCCTACCTCCGGACCCCGGAGGGCAGCGCGCTCGCAGGCCGCCCGGACGCCGGCTCCGTCCGGTACTACGAGGACCTGATCAATGCGGTAGACATGATGCACTCGATCGGTGAGTGCCCGCTATAAGGAGGCAGCATGGACGTAACCATCACGGTTCAGATCCGGCCGGAGCACGCCCAGCGGGTGGAGCAAGGTCTGCACAGCAACCGGATCGTCACGGTCGACACCGAGCAGGGACCGCTGATGCTCATGGTCGTCGGCTACGACTTCGGCAACCAGGTGGCGGACGACAACCCGGTGTACGAGCCTGTGAATGGAGAGCAGGTGAAGATCAAGAGCGGCGAGTATGCCGGCATGGTGGGCACTGTCGGTGCAACCTACCCGGACGGCCGCACCGAGGTCCTGTTCACGGACAGCGACATCGAGGTGATGGTTGAACCGCAGAACATGGAGAAGTTCGAGGTGACGCCATCCTCGTCTATCAGGCAGGAGCTGGTACGCGCAATCGAACGGGCGCGCAGCACCGGCATGGACCTACCGGAGATCGCTGAGATATTCAGCGACGAGATCGACCAGCGCATATAACAGGCCGAAACGCCGGGAGGCGTCGTGCGGTAAGGCCGCACCTGATGATGGCCAACAACCCCCGAGGAGGTCTTCAGTGTTGGGTAGCTACTGGTACTGGGGATTCTACTTCCGTAACATCCTCAGCGACCAGAAGCGCCAGCTGCATGTGTACGGCTGGCGCTCCTTCCTGCCGCACCGTCACATCCCCCGCCGGATCCCGGCCGGAGACGGTGCCTACTGCCGCCGCTGCGGTACCCGCAAGGCCATTGTCCAGAAGAGATGGATGGAGATGTAGTGGCGCGTGACCTACAGCCCGGAGACATTCACTACCGGACTATCGTGGAGATCCACACCATGCGGAATCCGAGCCGGGAGCCCGCGCGAATCCAGCAGGAGGTCAAGGACTTCCTGCGGCGCGCGTTCCGCCTGGGCCCGGACGCCCGCACCCCACAGGAGGGCGGCCTGGCCGGCCTGACGGTCAGCAACGCGAGGGACGCGTCCATGCTGGTCCAGCGCAACCTCACCGACATAACCAAGATGTACAGGAGCTTACATTGGACAGGGAACAGTTCATCGAGGATCGGACCAATCACCACAGGGTGGTGATCACGGCCGCCCACGCCGGGGAGGGCATCCCCGAGCACGCCATCGAGTACTGGGCTCGGCAGCAGGCCGAGACGGACTGGCGGCGCACACGCGTGCACGACCAGCCGGTCGAGGTTGCCGAGGGCCGCGTCTGGACGCACGACAAGCACACGGACGGCGTGCAGTTGCGGTTCAACCCCGGTGGACCGATGGTCAGCATCATGAGCCTCAGCTACGAGGAACTCCGCGAGCTGATGGTGAGCGGGATCAAGTTCCTGCGGGCTCACGACGAGTGGCCTAACAGCGACAGGGTCCGCGAGCTATTCGAACGCGCCTAGCCTAGCCCTACCCTTCATACCGCCTAGGGCTAGCCCTACGGCCACCCTAGGCGGTATAATGGATAGGGGTAAGCCCTACCCTAGCCCCCGACCCGAGGAGGGGTACAGTGGAGGAAAAGCAGCTGCTACAGCTGCAGAAACTGGAGCCGCTGAGCGGCGCAGCCCGGTTTATGGATCGCATCGCCTACATGAAGCCGACGTACCGGGACGCCTGTGTCCTGTACTACGCCGGCACCCACATCTACCGTGAGCTGAACACCTACGGCCGCCTGCTCGTGACGAGCACGGACGGTAATTGCGGCAAGACCACGGTGCTGGACGCCGGGGTCATGATGTCCGCTAATCCGTGGATGTCCGACCCGACCAAGTGGGCGCTGCAAGGCAAGTTCAAAGGGGGTGATCCGGTCACCCTGTTCCTGGACGAGATTCACCTGGTCTTCGGGCTGAACGGCCAGCGCGGCCGGAGTAACCCGATCTACAAGCCAGCGGTGGAAGGGTACCGCAAGACGGCTACCTTCTCCGGTCAGATTGACGGAGCGCCGCACGACTTCAACTGCTTCTGCCCGACCGTGCTGGCCGGCCAGAAGCGAGCCGTCCCGCCGGACATGCGGACCCGCTGTATCAACATATGGATGGTGCCGGCTCCGGAGACCGTGGACCTTGAGGATGCCCTGGACGAGGGCGTCGAGGCCGACGGCAGGCGGATCGGCGAGCAGATGCACAGCTGGGCCCAGTTGTTCCGGAGCGAGGCGAACGCCTGGGCAAGGGAGGCGAAGAAGCTCCACCCCAAGCTACGCGGCCGGAAGCTCCAGGTATGGGGCGGGCTGTACGTGGTAGCGAAGGCAGCCGGGCCGGAATGGGTGGATCGCTTCCTGGCCGCGTTCAAGGACATCGCCCTGGACCAGAGCGAGAAGCCCATCCTGTCCCCCGAGCAGCAGGTCCTCATGGACGCCGGCGTCTACCTCCGCCAGCGCGGCGAAGACGCCACCCATTCGCAGTACCTGTTCAGCGCGGAGCTACTGCGGTACGTCCGGACGCTCGAGGACAAGATCTACACCACCAAGACCGATCCCCAGATCGGACGGCTCATGAGCGACGGCCTGGGCAGGGCTAGGGTCCTTACGCTACCTAGCCGGAAGACCGTACGCGGCTGGCACGCGGACGCTATACTAGCGCTAGTGGCCGAGCTCGAGGAACTCCTGGAGCCGGAAGACCAGGACGAGCCCGAGGACGAGTTTGAGAGCTTCTTCGACGAGTGCGATGACGAAGAGCAGACTACCGAGACTACCGAGACTACCGATCGGAGCGCGGCCTAATGGCTAGCTACCCGACGCGCTGTCCATCCTGCGACGCAAGCGCCCCAGCCGGGAGCGAGATCCGGCACAAAAGCACTTGCATCCTGTGGAGCGTGATACACAGCTCCGTACCGAAGAAGAAGCGCTGGCCATGGCGTACCGTCGGCTAACGGGCCGGCCCGGTAGCGGGGTGATGGGGGTTGTGTACCTCCTACACTTCGATAAGCCCTACAAGCACGCCCAGCACTACTGGGGCTGGGCTACGAAGGTGGAGGCGCGCAATGCCCATCACCTCAACGGGACGGGCGGGCGGCTGCCGGCGGTAGTCGCTGCGGCCGGTATCGGCTGGGAGATCGCCCTGGCAATGCCGGGCGACAAGAACACCGAGCGTCAGATGAAGAACAGGGGTGGCGCATCCCGCGCCTGCCCGATATGCAAGGCAGAGAGGACGAGGAACATGAGCGAAGATGCGAAGTCCAAGGCAACCCGACTGGGCAGGGAGCAGGGATCCAACGCGGCCGAGTGGGCCATGGCACCCGACCGAATGACCAAGGGCCAGATGCTCCGTACGCTCCGTGGCATTGAGGCCGGAGATCCGCAGATTATGGACAACTTTCGGGAGCCCAGCCTCTCCGGCGAGTGGGTGGATAACATGACGCCCAGCAAGCTGATGGCCGAGATCGGGCTCGAAGGCGACAACGGCCAGGCTGTTGACACCGACGAGATCTGCGAGGTCTGGGAGGAAGCCGCGCGGGACGCCTTCTGGAACAAGATCCAGGAGATCCTGAAGCTCCACATCAAGGAGGACTAGGTGCTCCCCAACGTGCGCAACGTGCGGCCGTACCGGGTCAGTACCACGGCTGGCCCGGTGGTCATCGTGTCGCACACCTACGCCGAGGCCATGCGCCTGCTCGAGATCCTCGGCTACGAAGTTCTGGAGATGCGTGGGATGGTTCCGGTGGCACATCCGCACGCCTGGCACAACGTCATCTCTCCCGCTTGGTGGCGTGTACTTCAGGAACAGTACGAGCGGGAAGACCTCGGGGAGGACAAGTGAAGCTGTCCGAGCGCACGCTGGCGCTGACTGCCGCGCTGGCCGACGCCATCTACCACCCGGCTGGTGATCCGCCCCACATCGCGCTGATCGCCGGCAGCGGCGAGATCCAGATCGAGAAGGGTGGCGACGCCTACTTCCTGACCTGGGTTCCCAACGGTGCCGTAGACAAGTGCATCTCACTGGATATACCCCAGACCCAAGACCCGGAAGTGCTAGCCGCCTGGCTAGAGGACATGGCGAAGGAATACGAGGACCAGTGACTGTGCTCTACACCATCGGGCACTCAACGCACAGCCAGGAGGAGTTTACCGACCTCGCGCACCTGGCCGGCGTGGACGTGATCTACGACGTCCGCGGACAGCCGGGATCCCGTCGGTACCCGCATTTTAACCAGGAGAACATGCGGGGGTGGCTGCGGTCAGCAGGCGTCGACTATGTCCATGACAAGCGGCTTGGCGGTCGACGCAGCCGGAAGGAATGGCCCGGCGACGAGCGCACGGCGACGCTGCGTGTCGACGGGTTCCGTAGCTACGCCGCGTACATGCTCGACAGCCCGGACTTCCCGGTGGCCGTGGACTATCTGCTCAGAATGGCCAGCGAGCGCCGCGTCGCCATCATGTGCGCCGAGGTCCTGTGGTGGCGCTGCCACCGCCGGATGATCAGCGACTACGTAACGCTGGCTCGGCAGGTCGAGGTCAGCCACATCACGGGCGATGGCGACAAGGATCCGCACAAGGTGTTCTCAGCCGCCCGTCTGCTGGGAACCCAGGTGATGTACGACAATATCAGGGAGGACAAGTGAACAGAGAGTTTCGGATCGACAATGACAGCTGGCCCGGCATCTTCCTCACCGAGGAGGAGGCCGCACTGGCCCTGGCCGGCCGGGGACTGCCGGACCGCGTACTGGATGGCCCTGGCGTCAGCGAGCATTTGCGTGCTCGGGCAGCCGCGAGCGAGGAACTCAAGCGGGAACTCCTCAACACGGGCGTGATGATCATGCACATCGCCCGCTGGACGGACGGCGAGATGGATCACTCCGTCAAGGTCGATGTCCACCAGATCAGAAGCTACACCGTCAAGAACGGTAGCAAGATCGAGGGATTCAGAACCTTCGTCAGCGGTCGGGGGTACAACATGTCCGACACCTCGCTCCTGATCGACGCGCTACAGCTGGCGTACCGGCTGGCCAGCGCCGCCAGGGGATACATCGAAAACCAGCGGTTGGCCGAAGCCAGCAAGCTGATCATCCAACCGGAGAGAATGTGACAGACGCAAAGCGCTCGATTCGGGTGTACCACAACAACCCGGATCGGCAGCTCAGCAAGGACGAGGCCTCGGTATACCTGGCCACCGGCATCCTTCCGGAGGAACTGGTGCTCCGAGGTTCCTCGCCGGACTTCCTGAACACTTACCGTGAGTACACGCGCGAGCAGCGGCGGATGACGCTGGGGTCCTCGGCGTCTCTCTGGGTCGCGGTCGGCCACGTGGTTCGTCATGAGTCGCCCACCGGCACTCCGCGCTTTCCGGCGTGGGACGGCTGGGAGCCGGTGTTCGGGCTGCGGGTTGAGGTAACCCCGTACAACTGGGCCAACGAGCGCGCCGGCCTCGAGGAGGCCGCAGAGATCCAGCTCAACATGGGCGGCAAGGGCCTCGGGATCGAGGACAGCCGCTGGATGATCAAGGCGATGTACATCGCACACAAGATCGCCCAGGACGCCGACATCCAGGTCAGCGTCATGAAGGTGGCAACCAGAAGGGACGATGCAGTATGAGCAACGAGAACGAGCGGGCCTCGTCCAGCGCGGCGATCACCGCGCAGCGCTCGCTCAAGATGATGACGATGACCGGACTGCCGGGCAACGAGTACAAGCCGGACTACGCCGTCAACATGTCCGAGGGCCAGGTGCTGTTGCTCTGGAGCCGCTGGGGCGTCGAGGGCGTCTACACCCATCCCGACAAGATGGCTCAGCAGGTACTGGCGCTGAGGGAGATGCGCGCCTACGCCGACGAGCCATTCACCTACGAGGCCCGCTACCTGGACCAGGTGAACTAACAGAAGAGGCCCGGCTCCTCAACCGAGGAGACCGGGCCTCTGGCATTGCTAGGCAGCGTACTTGGCGTCCCACATCTCACAGCGGAACTTGAAGCTCTTCTTCGCCCGCCGGAGCGCGGTCAGCGCGTGGCGTAGCGCGTCCCGCTCGTGGTCGGTCTGGCCGCGCGTGGCCCATACTCCGGCCGCTTGAAGCCGCTCGTCCGTGAAGGTAGCCTTCGCAGTATCCCGGCCCTGCATTACGAGCAGGGCGTCGTTGGTCAGTGCCGTCCGCTCAAAGCAGAATCTTAGCTGCTGGGCGAAGTAGACCGGGGTGTACACCTCTGGGTCCTTCAGTGGGCGGCCGAAGTCAAAGTCCTCAACGACCACCGCCGGCCCTACCTTGTACGCAAGGGACTGGACGGTTCGTATCAGCTCGCACATGGCCCATACCTGGTCGCTAATGCGACCACGGAGCTGGCCGGTCTTCCAGCTTACAATCTTGCTGGACTCCGTGCCCCAGATGCTCATGCGGGGGACGGTGATCCGGGCCCAGCCGGTGGTGACCCCAGGGTCGATGGCGAGGACGTGGATCTCTTTCGGGGGCATGTACTTCTCCATGTGATCAGTCGACAGTCCCGCTGTACGAGCCTGCTCCAGAAGGTGCGGCCAAAACCCCGATGCACTCAACAAGAACCTCCGTCAGATTAACCGCGTTGACGGTGTGCCCCTCGGGGCAGAGAAACCCATCCCCGTTCGTGACCAGGAGAGATTGGTGGGCGGGGCATCGCAAGTTCAAGGGCGTACTCCTAGGGAGAAAAGCAGAAGGCGGAACGACGCCCGTTCCGCCTCCGCTTAGGGTAAGCTAGCGGGGTCTTCTCACGGCCCACTAGCGAAGGGGTCCAGCGCTTATGAGTATACCGGACGAGAGGTCCCCCGCGACGGAGAAAGCGCTAATCCGCGCTCACCTTCTCGTCGACTACGGAGTGCCTGTGTTCCGGGGCCGGCTACGGCCGGACGGGAACCCTGATACTGACGATCGCCGCTGGCGTAACTGGCAGAAGACCATGCCAGACCATGGACAGGTAGAACGCTGGAAACCCGGCGAGGCGCTCTGCGCCGTCACCGGAAGCACATTTGATGTACTGGACATTGACCCGAGGAACGGAGGGCTGCTCAGCTTCAAGCGGCTCAGCAAGGAACTAGGCGAGGATGGTCCCGAGGTCTACTGGGAGGTGTTCACCCCATCCGGCGGCCGCCATTTGTACATTGCCGGACTAAACATAGGGAAGCATACCGGCTTCCTGAAGGGGCTCGACCTCCAAGGAGGCAAGGATGACGGGACCGGAAGAGGATTTGTCTTTCTTCCCCCTACAGTTCGACCAAGCAAGGTCACCGGAGAGGTTCTCCATTACCGTTCGAAGGTCGATCCAGTTCGCCCTTCGGCTACAGACACCGGGTGCGATCTGCTTCGTGACTATGTCACCGAAGCCCTTGGTGCCCCCGCCGACCGGGTCTATAGCTCCGGCCGCACCCCCGCCGAGCAGCTGAGGAAGGACTGTATCGCTGCCGAGGGCGGCGACCAGCGCATGGCCTTGCTGAAGTACGTACACGAGCTGGAACGCATGGGCATGAAGGAAGAGGAGATAATCGCCCATCTTGTCCTGCTCGTGCGGGAGATGCCGGTATACAACACCCAGGATCCCTGGTACCCGGCTGCCCGGCGCTCCCGGCCAGACTGGCACCTGCGCGGGCTGCTTCACCGGCAGGGCACCGTCATCCCGGACGCCACGCAGGAGGAGGCGGATGACCTCGCCGAGGCACAGCCGAGGCGGCCGGGTCTGATCCAGTGGGTGCAGGAGATTAACGAGCGGGACCTGTCTTGGCTTTGGTACGGGCGCATCGCATTCGGAGAGATCACGCTGATGGACGGTTCCAAAGGGAAAGGCAAGTCGTTCATCACCTACGACATCATCGCTCGTGCCACGCGCGGGCTGCCGATGCCGGACCAGGATGTGGCCGAGTGCGAGCCGATCACCGTGCTGATGTTCACGGACGAGGGCGGCTGGGACACGACCATCCGGCCGCGCCTACGGGCAGCCGGGGCCAACCTGAAGCGCGTGGCGCGCGTCAGCCCGGAGGCCGTGCGGAAGAACTGGGGCCTACCCGGCGGCGCGCGGCGCATCGGTAACGCGATAAGGGAGTGCGAGGCGCGGCTGGCGATCTTTGACCCGATCACCGACATGCTCGAGGAAGAGATACAGACCCACAACGACGCGAGCGTGCGGCGAGCGCTGGGCCCTCTGGCCAGCGAGCTTACCGACCTCGGCTGCGCCGGCCTGGCCATCCGCCACTTCAACAAGGCCACCGGCGCGGGCGCGCGGAACCGAGGCTCCGGCAGCACCGCCTTTCAGAACCGCGCCCGTGTTCACATGATCACCGGCGAGCTCCCCGAAGGCCGAGAGGACAAGTTCGGTCTGGCCATCGTCGACACAAACTTGACGAGTAAGAAGGGGATAGACGGCGTGTGGGGGTATAATATCGTTGACAGCGAGATTCCCACAGGCGACCGCCAGGGCACCTACCACGGGAGGATTGAATGGGGCGACCTGGCAGAAGGGGTGACCGCTGACATCCTTGCCGACGGTGACGGAGCGGTGCGTGGTGGCAAGGGCGCTACCAGGCTGATGGAGGTGACAGAGATCATGGCGGAGATATTCGAGGAGAAGGACACCTGGGCGTCGACGGACGTGATCTCGGCACTTCAAGATGCGGGGGCATCGACGCGCAAGGATGTGATTGCCAAAGCAAAAGAGGCACTAGGGGTCAGATCCGTTCCTATCAGGGAGAAGGGGAGGCCTGGTGTTAGAGGATGGGAATGGACAACGAAAAAGGCAAGGATCAGAGAGGAGGATGACGATGGCTGAGAGCGCTGCGGCGGTAATCATGTGGGCCGACAACGACTCTACATCCACACCTGAGCGCGAGGAGGCTGAGGCTGCCGTCACCGAGATTCTGTCCATGCTCGGGGTCACAGCCGGTGGCTCTGTCCGCGAGCGAGCCGTACAGCGAGTTATCGCTGCTGCTGGAGTGGCCGAACGGCGCGGCTACAATCTCGGGTGGTCTCACTGCGAGGACTCAATCCGGGAATAAGGCAGCACTGGAGGGCGTCGCGCTAGATCCGGTCCGGGTGCAAGGGGTGGGGGATCCGGGCCGGTAAAAGGGGGCTAGCGCGACGCCATCCCGGTGGAGTATACTTAGGGCTATGTATAGCGACCCCGACTTCGATGTGGTCATCGAGAACTGTATTTTCAAAAGGAACACCGAAGGCGATCACAGAACCTTCGACCTCACCATTAAGCGCAAGGAAGCTTCCAGCGCCTGGGTGACGTCTGACCTTACCCGCGAAGAGATCCTGTTCCTGGCAACGAGGATCAGGGATTTCCTGAGGGATACCTACCGGGACGAGAACATCGTATACACCATGCGATGCGGTCACGAGCTCGACAGCGCGTTCCGGCTCTCCCGCAATTCCCGTGGCTACTGCTCCCAGCACGGCTTCCAGAGGCTGACGGACGGCTTGTTCCTCCCGGCCTGGAAAGAATGGGTGAGGGAGCGCAAGGCACGGAAGACGCTCCGCAAGGGTATAGCGAAGTGAAGATAGTTCTGTGGAGGATCCTGTTCGTGCTGGCGCTCCTCGCCTGGCTGATCTCCATGGTACCGATAGCCCTCGCCTGGCTCCTGACGGCGCTCGCCTGGCCGATCACCGGGCGCATCTGGGACCTTGGCCGACCGATCGACTTCATCAGCCTGCCAATCGACTTTGTAGCCAGGAAGATCGGGTGGCTGCTGTGATCCCTAACCCCCGGCGGCGCGTCATCGCTGCGGTCAATGCGACCGGGCGGGACGGTCGTGTCTACACCCTGATGATGCGGGCCGGCGGCGAGGTCGTTGGCCGCCGTGTCGGCGTGAACCAGAATGGCAACCCCTTCCACATGTTCAGCGTCAGGCGTCGGGTTCACTCTGCCTTCCGAGATCTTGAGACACTTACGTACATCGCCGAGCTGAAAGGGTACACACCGCAATGAATCCGCCCAGGAAAGAGGTAGAGAAGTACAACTGCCCGGCCTGCGGAGCCAGACCTGGAAGCTCATGCGTGACATTGAAGAGGTTCGTCAGGAGTCGCAGCGGGCCGGGCCTCAAGACACAGCCGCACCTCGCCCGGAAGAACGCGTGGCGTAGTTTCAACGGATTCCCGGTGGAACCGTGATAATCCAGGAATGGGAGTGCTCGGCCCCGACCCCGCTCGCGCCCTGTACCCCGGAGAAGCCGGGGCACTTCGACAGGCCCGAATCGAAGCGCCGTCAGAACCTGTACTTCTGCGGCGGCGTGTTCGTGGCCATCCGGTGCGACGGCGAGGGCTGTACCAAAGAGGTGCCGATCGAGTACCATCATGCACGCGACTACAATCTCATCAGGCTATCGAGCAGAGAAGGCTGGTTCTTCCGCCAGGACGAAACGCTGGCGTACTGCTTCGATCACCTTCCGATGGAGGTAATCGCCTGGCGCGATCGGAAGGGCACGGGGTGGCGTAAGAAGCTTCGGAAGGGTCTAGCAGGAAAACTTCCTTCGATAGAAGAGGCCGAACGGGTAGCGCGCGTCAGCGCGGCGAGGTATAATGGTTCCAGTCGTTCTAAGCCGACCTACCCGAGGAGGCCCCGGTGAGCAACATCAATCTCGACAGCGTACTGAGCAAGGTGCGCGGTCTGATCGCCAAGGCGGAGCACGAATCCACCCCGCCCCATGAGGCCGAGCTGGCGCGCCAGATGGCGGACGCGCTTATGCTCAAGTACACCATCAAGGAGATCGGCGAGCAGCCAGCGGCCCAGCGCGCCAAGCCGATGATACTGACGATCCAGATAGGTCCGGAATCTGATGTACAGGGATACTTCGCAGGGCTGCTGCGGGACATAGCGAAGCACTGCCGGTGCCGTTCCCGCCTGTACACCTCCTGGACCGACGGCTGCTGGAACGCCAAAGTGTACGGATTCGAGCCCGACGTCCGGTACTTCGAGATGCTGTACACCACCGTACGACTGCACATGCTGGGGATCCTGCTGCCGAAGGTCGACCCGTCCGAGTCGCTGGAGGAGAACGCCTACCGCCTCCACAGCTCTGGGTACAACTGGCTCCAGATCGCTGAGATGTATGGCTGGCGAAAGTACGACTACCGGCGTCCGTACCTCTCTGGCGAACTCCCTCCGAACGGTTTGAAGGTGCCCTACTGGCACAAGGACGAGGGCTGGCAGCCGGCCACGCAGGTAGGCTCCCGCATCAAGCGGGCCTACCACCGCGCCGTCAAGGAGCGGGGCGAGAACGGCCAGATCATCGCCGCGAACGGGACGACCAGCTACCGCAAGTCGGCGGCGGACGGATACACGGGGATGATTCGCCGACGACTGTACGAAATGGCGAAGAGCCGTGAGTCCGGGAACGAGCTGATCCTACGCAGCCTGATCGATGACATCGACAAGCTGTTCAAGGAGGACAACCCGGACCTGTTTGTCGAGGTCAAGGAAGAGCCGTCCAACGCCAAGAAGACCAAGACCAGGCTCCCCCGGTATAAGCCGCTGAACCTCAACATGGACGCCTACCGGCGCGGTGCGGATCACGCCCGCACGGCCGACCTGGACGCGCACCACCGGGCGGGTAGCGACCAGCGCGGGGCCATCGGTGGCTGACAAAGCCGCCGGGGACATCATTGACTACCAGGCCGGCAAGGTGCGGATTCTTGAGGACAAGTGCAAGGACTGTATCTTTCGGCCTGGTAATCTGATGCACCTCGGGCATGGCCGGCTCAAGGAGGTCGTGGACGGCAACCTGGCCGCCAGCGCCCTGCTCACCTGCCACAACACCCTCCCTGGCAACGAGAGGGAGAACGACCCCGCTGCCTGCAGGGGTTTCTGGGACGCCTATGGCCTGCAGACCGCTGCAGGCCGCATGGCCAAGTTTGTTATCGGTATCATCTGGACCAAGCTGAAGGAAGACAATGAGCAAGTTCAACCAGGGTGGGAAGAAGAGTCGGCCTGTGATCGTCACGAGCAGGAAGAGGGCCAAGCTGGCCCGTCGGATGGCGAATGAGGTTGGCGTCCAGCGCGCCAAGGCCGTGAAGGCAGCCAAGGACCGCGCCGAGGTCGTGCTCCAGAGCATTAATGACGGATGGACCGTCGGCGAGCCGCGCCAGGAGGACAGAGCGTGGAGGTGTGACCTCACCCTGACCAAGGAGGGCAGGAACGCCGGGAAGTGGTTCTGCAACCACAACCACAAGTCTCCGGAGACCGCTAGGGCCTGCGCCGAGCGGGAAGCCAAGCGCAGGAACAAGGTCGAGGTATGGACGGAAGAAAAGGTTCGTAACCTGGTCAAAGAGGTCACGGCGAAGGGGTAGCGCGTACCGGCCGGATCAGGTATACTGATACCAGTACCCGAGTAGTACCCGAGAGGCGACCACGATGAGATGCGGAAGATGCAAAGGCGAGCACGAGACGGTTATGCAGGTTAGAACCTGCTACGGAATCACAGAAGCGACCATGGACGCCCAGCCGGCTCATCCTGCGTCGGAGCCGAACCTGAAGGTGAACACCCCGCCCCGAGTTCGGAACCCGGAGCGCAAGTTCAACCCCGGTCAGCACCACTGGAACATCCCGGAGGGGCACTACGCGATCGACGGGCGGGACGGCCGGGAGACTGACTTCTATCACGTGGACGTTCCGACCGATGGCAAGTGGCTCGGATGGACGTTCGTCAAGATGGTTGTCGGCGGCAAGGACGACGTCCGAATCAAGGACTGGGACAAGATCTGGGCGATCCTCGAGGCCATCAAGAAGGACCCACAGGAGGCCATGCTGCGTTACGGCCGGGAGCTCGGTCGCTGCGGCAAGTGCCACGTCCACCTCACCAAGTACGCCAGTCGTCACCTCGGGATCGGCCCGGACTGCGCCGAACAGGTCGGGATGGGCGCACTCTGGCGCGAGACGCAGCGCGCCTGGGACGCCAGCCAGAAGACCAATGTCGCCTAGCTGGCCGCTGAGCGACACCCTGGGGTTCATGGAATGTCCCCCGACACCTATCGAGCCCCAGGGTGTCCCTGAGCCACCAGCTCAAAGAGAGGCGGGAAAATGGCCGCGTACATGGTCGCATTCAAAGACGAGCTCGGTAAAGAGCATCGGGTGATCACCCAGTCGGACAGTCCAGTTACCGCTTCGTTCCGGGCCGGCCTGTCGGCGGCCGAAGAAATGGGAGTACTCGACGGCGAAGTCCTGTACGCCCGCCCCCTAGAAGAAGGCGATTGGTATGAAGCACTATCGTGCCGTGCTCACCGTCAAGCCCCACCTCGCTGAAGAGGCATCGGAGAACGAGAGCGTGGCCCCGCTGTTCCGTGCGGTGTTCGATTTCGGTGTCGGCGACGACACTGAAATCCACCCGGAGGATGTCGTAGAGAAGAGCATGAGGAAACTGCTCGTCGATCACTACATGGACTACACCATCGAGCGCACCAACGGGTCGGAGCCGGACAGCTTCGTGAAATGGATGGCTCGGCAGCCGTTCGGCGGGCCCAGCCGGATTCCGGGCAAGACCCTGCTGTCAGATTCCACCCTTGCCCTGATGCGCAAGGCCTGGAACGCCGCCGTAGAGAACACCCGGCTGCGCCAGCTGCAGGCGGCGGCCCGGCTGCCGTTCAATCCCGAACAGGAGCCGACGATCGTCAGCGACGAAGACCTGGCCGGCCTCTGATGCCCACTATCGACAGCAAGGAGATAGTGGATATAATCGTATCTGGAAATGGTCTTTACCCCGGTGACGAAAACAGCCATCTTGGCCCAGTTGTTCGCGTAACCGAATACACGAACGCCTTTGGCAACCGCACGTGGGGCATCGTGTACGAACGCGAGGCCAAGCAGGGGCTGTGGGAGAAATACTTCATCACATCCGAGTACCTCCAGGACCCCACCGAGGTCTGGCACCACCCGGACATCGAGGTGCTCCAGCTGCCCGGCGGCCGAGCCATCGCAAGGATAAGGAACAAGTAACCGCTCCAACCCGAGGAGAGCAATGGAAAACAAGACGGTTCTAATCCCCGTAAAGAACCTCAACCCCAATCCGGACAACCCCCGCTTCGAAGCGGGTGACGTCAGTGATCTTGCTCGCTCCATTACCGAGGATGACCTGCTTCACCCGATCCTCGTGATCCCTGCACCGTGGATCGGGCCGGACCAGTACCTGATCGAGGACGGGTACCGGCGCTGGGTGGCGAGCAAGGATTATAATGATGACCTCCCGTGCATCATCAGGGATCTAGCGCCGGACGAGGACCCCAAGGTTCGCGCGCTGATCACCGGCCTCGTCACGGACCTCCACAAGGAACACCTCACCCCGCTGGAACGTGCAAGGGCGTACGGACGACTGCGCGACGAGGCCGAGATGACCCAGGACCAGATCGCTCAGCGCTTGGGCGTCAACACGAGCACCGTCTCCCGGTACCTCGCTCTTCTGGAACTCTCAGACAAGTCCCAGGAAGACATCCGCGCGGGAAAGCTCAGCGTCGAGAACGCCATCAAGGCGGTCCAGAAGGTCCGGGCGAAGAACCGCAAGAAGAAGGGCATGAAGCCCGTTGATATCGGCTGGGAGCCGGACCATTTCACAGACAGGCACCACCTAGCCAAGCGGGCCGGGAAGCTGTGCGACGCCCGCGAGCACACGAGCCGGCGTCGGTACGGGAAAATCGCCTGCGGCCAGTGCTGGGAGGACGCCATCCGCCAGGACCAGACCACCGTTCTTCAGGCCGCCTACCTGGACTCTCAGCGAGAGGGGAACAACCCGATATTCCTGCCGCCGTTTAACACGGCCGACGGGGCTGCGAGGCCGGGCGTTATCGGGAACGGTATCTAGCCCTAGCCATACCGTTACGAGTGGAGTATAGTTAGAGTCATGAAGGGTAAGCGCGGATACGCGGTCGTGATGGTCGGCGGAAATGTCTACCAGGATCGGATGGGTCGGTTCGAGTTTCGGTGGATCCGCTGCTGGCTGATGACCGTGTACCCGCGCCATGCCTGCTACGGAGGGACTATTCACCACCTGCCCCTCCGTGGCAGGATACCCGGATACATACCGCCATGGACCCCGGACGGATCGTGGGAGAAGTAGTGAGTAATCCATTGAGCGTGAGCACGCCCGAGCGACGCAAGATTGATCGCGCTGCCGACAACCTGGATCGGGTAGCCGAGTACATGGTCGGGCTAGCAGCAGAGCTTCGTTCCGAGAATGACATCTATTCCGCGTATGCAAAGGTGTACTATCTAAAGCGAGAGCTGTACTACATAGTGACCACGCTGGGGCACGGCACCCCGCTCCGCACCAGGACCAAGGTGCGGCCGGTCAAGATAGTACGGCTATGATAGCCACCATCACCACCGACGGCCGGTACATCCTGGCGAACATCCCCTACGCCGGCGGCGAGGGGCGGGACCGGGCGCGCCAGATCCCCGGTGCCAACCCGGTGTACGACGAGAACAACAAGTTCAAGTACTGGCGCTACCCGCTCACCATGGACACCTGCCGGGTGTTCCGGCGCGTGTTCGGCGAAGAGCTCCAGGTAACGACCAAGCTTTCCAAGTGGGCTCGTGCACAGATCGCCACGGAAGAAGCACTGGCAAAGATGCGCAAGCCGGACGCCGTGGTCACCGACTGGGACCGGCTGGGCCGGGAGGCCCCCGCCCTGCTCGCGGCGATCCGGGGCCGCCAGTACCAGTCAGTGGGCGCGGGCTGGATGACCCTGACCGGGCAGGGGATCCTGGGGGACGAGCCGGGGCTAGGCAAGACGGTTGAGACCCTGGCCATGCTTATTGAGTCCGGGGCCAAGGAGATACTGGTCACCTGCCCGCGTACGGCGACGCGCAACGTGTGGGCCAACGAGACCAACCGCTGGGCCCCGACCATCGCTCCGTTCGTGGCCCAGGGTAGCCGCGCCGAGCGCGAGCAGACGATGGCAGCGTTCCGGGACTTCCCCGGCCCGCGCAAGATGCTGATCGTTAACACCGAGATGGTCCGTTCCAAGCGCGTTGAGGTCTGCCGGCTGAAGGACCCGGAGGAGCAGGAGAAGTGCCTGTCCGGCGAGGTCAGTTACGACAAGCACAACCATAACTACCTGTCCGAGCCGGACTGGCCAATGCTCCACGAATTCAAGTGGGACGCGGTGGTCATGGACGAGAGCCACAACGCGCTCGCGAGCACGGCCAACATTCAGTCCAAGCGCATCACCCAGGTCCGGTTCGGAGCGATGCAGATCCGGAAGAACGTCCGGCCGGGCGGCATCGCGTTCGCGCTCAGCGGCACGCCCTCCCGCTCCAACCTGACCAAGACCTGGGGCACCCTCAACTGGTGCCGCCCGGATGTGTGGACTAGCTTCTGGACATTCGCTGCCACCCACTTCGGGGTAACGGAGGGCAAGTACGGCCGCGTCATCGCGGAGGGGGCCAAGGTGCCCCAGCCGCTGGACGAGGAGGCCTGGGCCCGTGCGGTCGGCCCGTATCTTCTGCAGAGGGACAAGGCGACCGCCGCGCCCGACCTCCCGGACATCCTGTACAACGGAGCACCGCCGCCGGACAACCCGATGGGGATGAACGGCATCTGGCTGGACATGCATCCGGAGCAGGAGAAGGCGTACAAGGCCATGCAGTCATTGGCCCAGGTACGTCTGGAGGGCGGCACGCTCACGGCCGTCGGTGTGCTGGCGGAGATCACCCGGCTGCGACAGTTCGCCATCTCTACCGGAAAGATCGAGTCGGTAGAGAAGTACACTCTGATTCAAGGCAAGGGTCACGTATACCAGGAACAGGAGTTCTACCCGGTCGTCCCGAGCAACAAGATAGACTGGATCATTCAGTTCCTGACCGAGCGAATCGGATACAAGAGCAAGGTGGTCATCGCCTCCAACTTCACACAGGTGCTCAAGCTCACCCAGCGCGAGATAGAGCACGCACTCAAGGAGCAGTGCTATCTGATCGCCGGGGAGACCACCGACCGGCAGCGCGCCCGCATCGTGGACCGCTTCAACAACCCGGACGACCACATCCGCGTCTGCCTGCTCAACACGGTGGCCGGCGGCGAGGCCATCACCCTAGACAAATGCTGCGACGACCTGATCCTCCTGGACCCATGCTGGACGAGCGATCAGGAGTTCCAGGTGGTCTCACGCATTCACCGCGTCAGCCGCATACACCAGGTAATTGTACACCGTCTCTTCAGCACAGGGAGCATCGACGAATGGATGGCAGGAAACACGGAAGAGCAGCGCCAGGCCCTGCTGTCCGCCAACCCCGACAAGATCCTCGCGGCGATCGGATAGCCGCCGGCCTAACGCGCGCTAAAGCCGCTACGTACGCGGCGGAGCGCTACGGGTGGGACCCTAAGCGGGTAGCGAACGCCGTTCTTAAGCTCGCGGATCACTTCGGGCTAACGAACGAGGTTTACTACCTGGATCCGCAGAACTACCGTCAGGTAACTGTCGTGTGGTTCAGGCGCGTCAGGCGCGACAGCTACGAAATATACGAAGAAAATCGTCCCGCTAGGCTAGCCGTAGACCCCGGTGTACGGTATACTTCGGTGGTACCAGTAAGTATGGCTCGATCAGTCAGTAAGTCAGCCAAGGAGGCACCAGATATGCCAGCACGCACGCGCAGGGCCGCTTCGACCAAGGCCAAGGCCAAGGTTGTCGAGCCCGAGCCGGAAGAGGAGCTCGAGGTCGAGGACGAGGAGCTGGAGGACGCCGAGCCCGAAGAGGACGAGGTGGAAGAGGACGAGGTGGAAGAGGACGAGGAGTCCGAGGAAGAGGGCGAGGAGGTGGAGGACGAGGCAGAAGAGGACGACGGTGAGGACGAGGTGAAGGACTACACCGTCTACGCCGACAAGTCCATCACCCCGACCATGCAGGACTTCGCCGACTGGCTGCGCCAGGAGGTGGGCGACATCGACGAGATGGACGCCGACCGCGTGGTTGCCCTGGCCGGCACCCTCCGTATGGAGTTCCAGCGCTCCGAGTTCTGCCACCAGCGCCGCGACGAGCGCAAGGCTGCGGCCGCCGCTGCGAAGACCGTCGCGAAGCCTGCGAAGCCCGCTGCCAAGGCCGAGGCCCCGGCCAAGACTGCGAAGCCCGCCGCTGCGAAGACCGCCGCGAAGACCACCGCGAAGCCCGCCGCCAAGGCCACAACGACCAAGGCCACGGCGCGCACCGTGCCCGGCCGACCCGCGCCGCGCGCTGCCGACCGGCAGCCCGCCGCCAAGGCCACCCGTGGCGGTGCCCGGCGCGGCAAGGCGGCCCCGGCCGAGGAGCCGTTCTAGCAACAAGCTCCACCCTCTGGTAGAACACGCGCCCAGCGTAGTGGACCTAAAGGGGGTGGCCAGCTTCCGACCCCTCTCCCCTGCTATACGCCAGGGGCCGGAAGGTAAGCAGTGACCAGGGACAACGCGCAGCCAGAGACGAAGTCAGGAGCGAGGCCCGACCTCCGGGCTGGTCAGCCTGACGGGGATCAGGTAGTCCTGGTGTCCCTGGTCGCTGTTAACATAAAGACCCCAGCCTGACAAGGATGGCCGATCTTTTCGAGGGTTGGACCGGCCAGAAGGCTGGATGGTGACCCGGTGCCGTTTTCTCGGGGCGGCACCGGGATCACTTACCCGAGTACATACCCGAGGAGGCGGTGGTGGTAAAAGTGACTTACACGATAGAGCCAAGACCCGGCCTGGTCCTGTGCGTACGCACGGCCGGCTTCGGCGGCGAGATGATCCGGTTTGGCGCGGCGCTGATCGGCGCGAGCGACCTGGAGAACCACATCCTGGTTCTTGACCACAAGACCGGAGACACCTGGTGGGGTGTCGAGGGCAGGCCCGGCGGGGTCGGCTGGGTGGATGCAACCGCCTACCTGGAGTCGCCATGGACCCTTTCCAACCAGGGGCAAGAGGTCACCCTCAGCAAGGCGAACTCAATATGCAGAAAGATGCGGGGGCTACTCGGAACGCCGTACGACTGGCGTGCGATCGGTGAGGATGCCCTGCGGGATCTACACCTATCGACAATGTGGGCCGAGAAATGGCATGGTGTCGCCCCGGCTCACGTCGTCTGCTCCTCGGTCGCGGCCTACGCCTACAGCGTTGCCGAACTGGCATACCCAAAGCAGACGGACCTCCCGCACATTCAGCCCGCCGACTGGGCTGACTTCATCATCCTCAACGGCTTCCAGTCTTCTCCTCCATTGGTGAAGGCTCCTGTAACTCCCCCGTCCTGAACCGGGGGTGGCGGACGACTCCTCGGCAGCGTCGTCCGCGTCCCCCTGGTTTTATCGGAGTGTACCAGGGGGACCAAGGCGGAGTAGAGCAGCTCGGTTGTGCTCGCTGGACTCATAATCCAGAGGTCCCAGGTTCGAATCCTGGCTCCGCTACACGTAGGCACAGGGACCCTAATCCCCGAGGCCTGCTACCGGATGGCAGTCCGGGGCCGGGAGTCGTCATGGTCACCCCTGCCAGGGTACGGATTCGACTCCCGGTCTAACAACTCAACAGAGACTCCAGCGAGGCTATGGGTGCGCTTCCTTCTCCTTCTCGGCTAAAGAAATAGTACACCCGCTCTCCTCGCTGGTCCCGGGAGGGTAGCTCAGATGGCAGAGCAAGAGCAGTTCCGTTTCCCTGTATCGTCCCGTCCTCTGGTTACGGAACCTCTAGGCCGCAGGTTCAAGTCCTGCCCCTTCCCCGTGGGATGCCTGGCGGCGTACGCGCGCTGGTCCGATTTCCGCCCCGTTATTCGGATCAGCCGGCGCGGTAAGGCGCGAGCAGGGAGTGTCTCGGGTCCTCCTGACCTAAGCGCCGAATAGCCCAGATGGCAGCCGCCGGGCATCCCTAATAACAATTCTATAGAAACCTAGCGGGCGACCCCGAGGCCCGGTATACTAAGAGCCGGTGGCCTGGTTGGCAACCCGACGAATGCTCCGCAACTTTCTCGCCGGATATGCGGAAGCTAGTAGTCAGCATACCCGACTGGGCCACCACCATCCGTACCCCGAGCGGAGGAAAGCAGTGCCCCTAATCGAAGAGGTCAAGGCAACGGTGGTTCTGGAGTTCGATATCAGCACCACCGTATCCAACGCTTCGACACTGGTCAAGGTTGAGAGAATACTCAACCCCGTTGTCACATACAAGGACGAGTACGGGCAAGACGTGCCGATTCGGGTACGTTCGGTCAGGCTCAAGTCTCTCCTGGTGGAGCCCAAGCATGGCTGACAGTCTTCCAATCCTCACCACGAGCGCGCGGTCACTCTTCAAGCGCTGCCCCCAGGCCTGGGAGTGGAGGTATGAGGAGGGGCTGGTCAAGAAGGGCGAGACCCCGGACGCGCTTTGGTTCGGGATCGGGGTCCATGAGGCGCTCGCAGCCTGGTACCGGCTAGGATTCAAGCGCGGGCCGCATCCGGCCAAGACCTTTGAGCAGTGGGTCGGCGAGGAGATCCGGTTCATCCGCGCCGCGATGGCAGAGCGGGATGCCGAGTGGTACGACGAGCCCAAGTACGAGGACGCCCGCGATCTAGGCATCGCCATGCTCGAGGCGTACGTGGACAAGTACGGCAAGGACCCCGACTGGGAAGTCATCTACATCGAGACCCCGTTCCGGGTGCGCGTCACTCGCAGGGGCAAGCCGATCGGCCGCTTCTGGTCCACCTTTGACGGAGTGTACCGGGATCGCAGGGACGGCTCGGTGTGGCTGATGGAACACAAGACGGCATCCTCCATCGACCTCGCCTACCTAGAGCTTGACGACCAGGGCGGCTCCTACTTTGCCGTGGCTACCGACATCCTGCGCGCTCGCGGGGTTCTGGGGCCGGACGAGCACATCGCCGGCATTATGTACAACTTCCTCCGGAAGTCGCTGCCGGACGACCGGCCCGTCAACGAGCTGGGCGAGTCACTCAACAAGGACGGTAGCGTCAGCAAGAAGCAGCCGGCCATCGCGTTCGTACGGACGCCGGTGGAGCGCGCCCCGAGCGAGGTCCGCACCCAGATGGCCAGGATGGCCGACGAGATCGCCGTGATGAACGCCATGCGGGAGGGCGTCATCCCGGTTATCAAGACCCCGACCAAGATGTGCCCGCGCATGTGCGAGTTCTGGGACCTGTGTGGCCTACACGAGCGGGGGAGTACCCGCGCTGTCGAGGCCATGAAGCGCTCCACGTTCAGCACCGAAGACCCTTTCAACCGCTACCGAAAGTCAGCCGCCGCATGAGTGCCGGAGTGCTAGAACGCGTCATCCCTGGCCTGGATGACTCGCCTCCAATTGACATGCCGCCTCTGAACATAGTCAAGTGCCAGTGTTCCGAGTCGTGCCCGTTCAGCGGCCCCTGCGAGCTAGAGGCGACCGGCGACGACCTGCTCTGCACCCCCTGCCGTAAGGCACTCGAGGCCATGGCCGCGTACCGGGCTGGGATGTTCAGCCAGAGCATCTTCCAGCTTATACGCAGGGGCCCAATGATTCACTGCCATCGATGTGATCCGGAATTCGATAAAGTTGGAGATGATGATGCCACCAGCAGCAGCTAGGCGCGGAGCCCGGAAGACCAGGCAGACTAGGCAGACCAGGCAGGACGAGCGGGAGAACCCGCAGGCCCTAGAAGAGGATGAGGTGACCATCGAGGTCGAAGACCTCTCTGCCTTCACCGAGTCTATCAATATCCTGCTCCACGGGCCGTCCGGTCACGGCAAGACCGTTCTGGCCGGCGGCGCTCCGAACGCGGTGTTCGTCTCCACAGAGAAGGGCGTGGTCGCCGCCCGCGTCGCCGGCAGCCAGGCCAAGCTGATCCGTACGCCTACCTGGGAGCGCGTGGTCGCCGCTAAGAAGTACTGTGACGAGCACTACCGCGAGGACGACTGGATCATCTTCGACAGCGTGACGAAGATGCAGGTGCTGATGATCCGGTGGATCCTTAAGAAGATCAACAACGACAACAGCGCTCGCGACCTCGACATCCCGGCTATACAGGATCATCAGAAATGGCAAAACTACTTTAAGCGATTCATCGACTCGCTTATTGATGCGCCATACAACACCATCATGATCTGCACCGAGATGTACAAGACTGACCAGGACGGCGAGGACATCGTACTTCCGGCCATCACCGGCAAGGACTACGAGATCTGCAACTACGTCCGGGCCCAGACCGACATCAACCTGTACTACCAGGTCACGAAGAACCGGGACGGGGAGGAGGTTCGCCGCGCCCTGGCCCAGCCGTACGCCCCCTACGTCGCCGCCAAGGACCGCTACCAGGCGCTGGGCCGGTTCTGGGACGTGTACCCCGGCGAGTTCAATGCGATGGCCGACATGATCGAGGCGGTCCATGAGGTCATCAAGAACGGCGTGCCGAACGAGTACGAGGAAGAGGAGGTGGACGAGGATGAGTGAGCAGGCCTTCACGATCGCCGGACCGGCCATGGCGCGGCATGAACAGCAGTTCGTCATGATGGTGCCGTTTCGTAAGTCGACGACTGGTCAGTTCAGCGTAGAGGCGATAGAGACGGCTGTCGAGATCATGCTCACCGACTCGCTGCCCGCCGGCGTCGAGATGGACCGAAGCAAGCCGATCGGTAAGCTCTGGAGCGACGAGCCGTTCAAGACCCCTGGCAAGGAAGACCAGGTGCTAGTTCGCATTTCATGCCACACCAAGGAGAAGGAGGCGTGATGCTTGAGGGCGAGAAGCAAGCCCTGCTCACGCAGGTGACCCAGCACATCCAGGCGACCGAGGCCAAGCTCAAGCGGCTAGGTCTTCCGCACATCCAGCTGGGGCTGTGGGACGCGCGCACGCGCCATCCCATCACCCACCACGACGATCTGATCGCCATGGCCGAAGGCAAGCCGCCGGCTTCGCTGCGCGGCGTGACCGTTTCGCCGTCGGACGAGCAGCCCGCGCCAGACCCCGGAGAGGACAAGGGCAATGGTGGTGAATAGCTGCGCCTCCCCCGCGCTGAACGAGGCGCATGTTCTCCACGATGACGCCCACGAGCTGCGGGCCGCAGCGGGCGTCCTGATCCGGCGGATGCCCGATCGCTTCTGGGCCCGGAGGGTGAGCCGGTTCCTCGTCAAGCTCGCGGCTGGCCTGGATGGCGCAGCGGAAAGGCTGTATGGTGCCTGAGCCAGAGGGCCGCTATCGTGTACGCATCATCAACGACATCGTCATCGACGGCGTATCGATAGCGGTGGTGGACCGGGTTGACTCGGAGACCCTGCACATCATGCATGTAACCGAGCACGGTTACATCCAGTGGGACCGGGTCAACCCGATGGTCGCTGGCGAAGCCCCCACCCTCCGCCTCAGCGACAACATCGCCCGTGCCCTGCTCGAGGCGCTCCTCCGTCACTACCAGGGTGCCGAGGACATGCACACTCTGCGTGCGGACTACCTTCACGAGCGGGAGCGGGTAGACAAGCTGATCGGCATGTATGGCGACCTCGCCGAGAAGGCCACTGCGGAGCGATGATGCCCGAGCTGTTCGTGATAAGGACGGAAGGAGGGCCGAATCCCGGCGAACGCATTGTCGGCGAAGATCAGTATCCATGGCCGCTACCCGGTATAATTAGCGGTAGCGGTACGGATGGTAAGTATTTCAAGGTCAGGGAAGAGTACATCACGATCCGCACGGCTTACTACGTATGGCGAACGACAGAACAGATACAGGAGGCGCTGAATGCCTAGGCTCAGGATTGAAGACGACGAGCTCGACGTCGACGAACTCGAGAATGCCGAATGGGACGAGTCGAAGAAGTTCGACAAGTACGAAGGCGAGATCCCGCCGAAGGACACGGTGCTGGTCGGCTACCTGAAGAACGCCTGGTGGACCGAGACGCAGGCCGGCGACCGGATGATCAAGGTGCTCTGGATCGCCGACGGCAACACCGGCGACGAGGAAGAGTACAACGGCTGTCCGTTCTGGGAGAACCTGGCGCTGACCGCCAGCTCCAAGTTCAAGTGGGCCCCGTTCTTCCGTCAGTTCGGCCTCACGGTCAAGATGGTCAAGACCCAGACCATGATCGCCGAGGACGACGACAACGTCGGTGCGCCCATCACCAGGATCGGAAAGCACTTCATCCCCGGCGAGGACGCCCGCTGCGGCATCATCACCGGTCGGGAGAAGTACAACGGCCAGTGGCAGGCCCGCGTCGCCGAGTGGATGGACGAGGACGAGGCCCTGGAGGACGAGGAGGAGCTCGACGAGGACGAGGAGGAGATGGAAGAGGAGGAAGCGGAGTTCGACGAGCAGGCGGAGATCGAGGAAGACGAGGAGGACGACGAGGAAGAGGAGGACGCCCCTCCTCCGCCGCGCCGCGCCGCCGCCAAGAAGCCTGCTGCGGCTTCTACCAAGAAGCCCTCTGCCCGCCCGGCGGCTGCCGCCCGTCCTTCAAGGCCATCGCCGCCCGCCAAGCCATCGAAGCCGACGGCCAAGGCCGCAGCCACTAAGGCCGCACCCGCCAGGACGACGTCCAAGGCGTCCACCAAGCCCGCAGCGCGTACCCGCCGCGCCAAGGCGGCCGACAACGGCTACGACGACGAGCCTCCCTTCTAGACCAGCATGAAGGTCATAGTCATCGGCTGTGGCCCCGCCGGGCTGGCCGCCGCTCACGCGGCGGTCGGCCTTGGCGCTGAGGTCACCATCTACGCACCGGGCCAGAAGACGCCGCAGCGCGGCCCGCTTCTGATCCAGCGCCCGATACCGGGCATCAACACCAACCACCCGGACGGGACCATCCACCAGCTCGTGATCGGCGGGAGCATCCTCGACTACCGCTACAAGCTGTACGGTGATGTCAACATCGGTATCAACGGGGACATCCTCAAGCCGCACTACCACGCCTGGAATCACGTCGAGACCTACGAGCGGCTGTGGGCTTTCTACAGTGACCTGATCGTCCCGCGCCAGGTCAGTCCGCAGGCGCTCTCGGTGATGCACCTGGAGGCGGACCTGGTGGTGAGCACCGCGAACGCCCAGAGGATGTGCCGCTCGGGCCGGATGATCGCCGGGGGAGTTCACCAGTTCCTGTACCAGGAGGTAGCCGTCACCCCGCACACGTCCTACCCCGACCAGCCCTACGACACCATCATATTCAACGCGGACCCGGACGCGCCCTGGGTACGCTCCTCGTTCGTGTTCGGCGTGCCGGTCACCGAGTGGCTGTTGGACCGGGCACCCAAGGGCGAGGGCGTGACGATCATCCGCAAGCCGATCAGCACCAACTGTAACTGCTACCCGCACGTGCTCCGGACCGGCCGGTTCGGCGCGTGGAAGAACGAGACCTGGGTTGACACGGCGTACTGGGACACGTACTCGGCGATCGTGTCCGCAACCCGCAGGCAAGATCTGGAGGCAATAATATGAGCGGCGAAGTCGTGAAGTGGGCCGACGTGGCTATGTACACGGCCCCCAAGACCCGGGTCGAGGACGATGGGCTGATCGTCCCGCGCGTCACCCTCCGGTACATGACGCCGCAGCCGCTTCAGGCGCTGGCAGCAGCGGCGCGCGGGTATGAGGGCGTGCCCGTCCGAGACATCAACGAGATCAGTCAGAACATCGCGCTCAAGTGGTTCGAGGACATGAGCAAGACGGTCCTCGCCATGCCACTGGAGTGGATTGACTTTGACTTCTACTTCGAGGGGGTGACGCGAGCATGGATGGACCAGCTGCGGACGCAGCGCACGGCCGCCTACGTCGCTGAGTCCCTCCGGTTCGCCGTCAAGGAGGACGCCGAGTTCGCGGTGGTGAAGCCGCCGAGCATCGCCGACCTCAAGGACGACGACCCCAAGCGCGTCATATGGGACGAGGCCGTGT